AGGCACACCGTGCCGGGAGCTTTCCGGCCTCCCGCATTCCGCCGCCGAGGCGCGGACGGCGCTGGAATACCGCTCCATGGTAGGGCGGGGACAGGTCATCTACATCGGTGATCTGGAGCCGGACAGAAGCCTACTGCTCTCCTTTGACGAGGCGGACGAGCGGGCGCTGACCGCCGCCATAAAGCTGGGGAATGACAGAGAGGTCCGAAGCGCGGCGGCAACACTGGCAGGAAAGCTCCGGGAGGCGAAGCCCTCCGCCGGACAGTACAATCTGTTTCTTATGGAGCTGGTGACGCATCTGTTGAAGCTGACGCGGCGCTCCGGCATAGGCGCGGAGGAGGTTTTCGGCGCAGATTTTTCCCTGCCCCCGCAGATGTCCGAGCTTCCCAGCTTAACAGAGCTGGAGGACTGGTGCGCGGAGCGCTGTCTGCGCCTCCACACGCTGATCCGCCGCCGACAGACGGCATCGGCGGGACGGACGGTGGAGACGGCTATGGAGTACATCCGCCAGCATTACGGGGAGAGCGACCTGTCGGTGGAAAAGCTGTGCGCCTATCTGCATCTGAGCTCGACCTACTTCTCCACGCTGTTCAAGCGGGAGACGGGCACGACCTTTACCGCCTATGTCACGATGGTGCGGATGGAGGCAGCTGCCGAGGCCATCCGCACCACAGAGGAAAAGACGTACCTGATCGCACGGCAGTGCGGCTATGAGGATCCCAACTACTTCAGCTATGTGTTCAAGCGTCACTTCGGCACGACTGTTGCTTTGCAAACAAGCTGCGAAAAATTTTCATACAATCTGCAAAAAAGAAACGGCGCTTAAAAGGGTTTTAAATAACCTCTTAAGCGCCGTTTCTTTGCTCAGATTTAAGGCTGTTTTCTCTTGCGGTTTCCGTGTTCCTCCAGGATCAGGTCTTTACCAGTCCTGCGCTGCTGGTTCGGTATGTATTCCAGCAGATCAGAAATACTGCAGTCCAAGACCTCGCAAATCCTGTCCAGCTGATCGAAAGACACTCGGTCTGCCATCTCGTTGTATAGGTCACCGATGGTAGAAGGGCGAATGCCGGTCAGCCGGGCAAGTTTTGCGCGTGTCCATCTGCGCTCTCCGAGGATTCGAGATAGGTGATTCTTTATCATCACAAATGCCCCTTTAGGGATATATTACCAGAGAAAAGGGGTGTTTTAGGGCGGTTTGTGATGAAATCACTCGAAGCGTGATAATATAACGAACTTTGTTAGAAGTTACGGATAATCAACTCCGCATACTGGGTCTGGTTATTGCCCTTCCCAGCCAGAGTCGTGGTTCGAGTGATGCCCTCGATACGGTAATCTGCATACAGCTCTCGAATCAAAGGATGGTCATTGTAGGAGAGGATAAAACGGCCTTTTACTTGGCTTAAAACCTCTCTTAAACGGTGGTGATCCTGGGCGCTGAAAGGGCTGTCATAATACTTCTCGGTGTTCACATAGGGCGGGTCGAGGTAGAATAGAGCCGTTGGCCTGTCGTAGACCTTGATGAGGTCAGCGAAGTCCTTGTTCTCGATGTTCACTCCCCGGAGCCGTTCCCGTACCTTCTCCAGGTACTCCACGGCGTTGTCGACCTGCTTGGAACTGGTGGCGTAGGTGCGGTTGTCACAGCCGAAGCTGATCTTGACCGTATAGAAGAAGCGGGCCGCCCGCTGGATGTCCGTCAGGCCGCGTCCCTGCCCCTGCGCGAGGCAATCAAAGAACTGCTCCCGTGAGGTAAGCATCCACTCCATCTCACGCTGCAACTCCCCGCAATGGTACTTCACACAGCGGAAGAGGTTCACCAGGTTGCTGTTGATGTCGTTGTAGACCTCCAGCTGGTTTGCTTTCTTCTCCTTGGCGAAAAGCACCCAAGCCGCACCGCCGAACACCTCTACATAGCGGCCTACCTCATCGGTGGGGAACCGCTCTAAAATGGCCTTGCGGAGCATACGCTTGCCGCCGATCCAGCCGATGAAACTTTCCATAGCATTCATCCTTTTCAAGTATTAAAGGGGCACGATCCTCGGATGAGCTATGGAACAGCCCTGCAGCTTGGGGCTGCAGGGCTTTAGATTGCAGGGCTGTCTGTGCTGCCTATGGGTTCGTTTTCCTGGAAGCCGTTTGCTTTGGCTCTTTCAAATGTGATCCCGCCTTCGGTGTGATCTGATTTCGCCATATTGAGATAGAAACTGCACACCACGCCGTGGGCTGTCCAGGGGAGTCCCACCATGGCGGAGATCCATGGCAATGAGCCGGTGTAGCCGACGCGGATACAGTAGGCGGCCAGTAAAAGGCCACCTACTGTTACTATCCACAATAGTGGGCGAATGTCAGCAATCATCCACTTGGAGAATTGGGAGAGGTCTGGCTTTTTCGCCGTTTTACTCCCAGCGCGGCGTTTCCCGCCGTTCATCACGCCAGCCCATGATCCTGGGCGAAGCGGTAAAAGAGCTGGGCGGCCTGCTCACGAGTCAGAGGGCTGGCCCACATATAGTTGGGCTGGCCGTCTGCGGTGGTGCCGTTGCCAGCGAACAGGCCCACACTGATAGCCCACTCTCTGGCCTCCCGGCTCCACTCGCCGCAGTCATTGTCCTGCAACTCCTTCTGGTGCGCTGTCATAGCGACCTTAAACATCTCGTTGAACTTGGTCTGATCCATATTGTCATCCTCCTCCGGCACGATAGAAAAATTGGGACGGCCATAGCCGCCGATCTTGCTGTAGGTCAGGGCATAACTCTTGTCCCGGACGCAGCCGCCGTTCGCTACGACACCTGCTGCGGAACTGGTGTTGCCCTCGATGGTGTAAACCCGGCCTCCGGCCACCTTCTCCACGATGCCGGTGTGATACATGGTCTTGCCACCGTCATTCGTGAAAAAAATCTGGTCGCCGGGCTGCGGGCCGCTGGTGTGGAACTGGCCCTTCTGCTTGTAGTAGTTGGCAGATCCAGAGCAGCCAGCCCCCACGCCCTTCTTGGCCTGGCAGAGCAGCTGCAGGCCCAGCTCCAATCCAAAGGTCTGAATGAAGCACCAGTCCGTAAAAATGTCGCACCAGGCATACCCGTTCTTCTTTCCATTGTAGACCACACCCAGGGCATCCAGCTCGCGGGCATATTTGTTCCAGTTCCCGTCCCCGGCGTTGGCCATCTTATCATCGAGCTGGGCGTTGGTATCCTTCTCGATGTAGCCAATCTCAGCTCTGGCAGTGGCCAGCAATCTCTCAACCGGCTTCATGGCCATCATCCTCCCCCACAACGACACCCTGCTCGATGGCGATCAAGCCATTGTTTGTCAGATCATATACAGCGGCTTCAATCAGCGCATCCAGCTTTTCTGCGTCAACGGTGATACCATGCTCCCGGAGCCAGTTCAGCACATAGGCTTTCTTCTCCGCGCCCTTGCCGGAGCCGGTGTAGATCTGCTCAGCAGCGGTGACAGCGATCTTCACCCAGGCATTGATCTCAGCCTGCTGGGAGGTCGTGGTCTTGCTCTTGATATAGGGGATGACAATGGCGGTGATGACAGCCGCCAGCAGTGCAAAGACGGCTTCTATAATCACGGTGATGTCAAACATAGTGCAATCCTCCTTGAATAAAATAGGTTTTTAAATACGATTTAAAGGGACAAAAAAGCCCGCCCAAAGGAGCGGCAGGAAACTCCTTTGGGCGGATATTCAGCAGGACATAGGCCCCACCCCCCTTTCCGTGGGCAATATAAAAAGGCCGCTCCATGAGCAGCCTTTCTTATCACTTCGCGCCGATCAAATTGGCGATATGCCGCAAATCTTCCACCGGCGCATTGAAAAAATCATAGTTCCAGATCCAGTAATCCTCATGCTCCGGCCTTCTGTACTTCTGGCACAGAGAATCGTCCAATATCCGATTCCAGCGCGGCTGGCAGTCGTCCCACTCATTCTTGGGGCGCAGGCGGGCAATAATAGACTCCAGCAAGACTCCCCGCTCCTGGCCCTTTCCATCATCATCCTGGGTGAAATAATCGAAAGCAATCTGGCTGGTGACAGTGCAGAGCGGCTGCTCTCCCAGGTAGATAAAGCCCTCCTGCGCCGTCAAATGAGTGCCCCACGGGATATTTATCGGGATACCGAAGGCACTGAAGCGGGCGCGTTTCCTTGCAATATAACTGCTGTGTTCTACCACACTTATTCCTCCTGCTCCGTCCATCCATACACACCGGGTTCCCACACATTATTATCCACGCTGCTGATCCAGTGCTTCCCATTGTGACTTACCTTCGCTCCCGAACTATAAGCGTCATGTGCGCCCACAGGCTGGCTCCAGGCTGGCCATTCCTCTGCGGGATCGGATGTGCCTGCCCACAAGCTGGAAGCTGTGTCTGGTGTCCATTCAGCCTGTGAGGTATGATCCTGAACACACTTATAAAGCGCACCATTATACCTCCTGATCTGTCCCACCTTGTAGGCCACCGGGTAGGCCCACTCTGCAAACAGATCAGCGTGTTCAGCCGCTGTAGCATCATCGATACTTCCTGCCTCAGCAAGCGTCACAAACACAATACCATTCGTTTCCTTAGCTTTGGTGATCTCACTACCCGCATCAACTTCCTCCAACATAATGGTGGATACCCCTTCCAGAGCCTCTCGCCCCAGCAAGTGATAAACCTTTCCGTCAAAGGCAATGCCCGAAGCCTCCGGCTCCGGGCAAAGAACGAAGCAGCCATTATCATGCTGCTTAATATAGGTGAGGAACTCGGTCAAGCCGATGGTTGTTCCATCCTTTATGATTTTATACATTTTGCACCTCCAAAAAAGATCGCATGATAAAGCCGCCGCAAGCGGAGCAGCCGTCCGTGGTCGTTGAAGTTGCGGTAATATGCGCTCTGGCACTCCATGTACTGCTCCACCTCTGAAAAGGGCCGCTTCCCAGCCATAAATTCCTGGTGAAACAGCTTCAGCTTTCGTCTGGCTCGTTTGATCCCGTCCCGGCTGCCATTGACCTTAACCTTGCCAGTCTCCGTCAGTGTAAACCGGGCCTTGCACCAGCGGAAAGACTTTGTCAGGGGGATGATCTTGCACTTACGCTTGTTCACCCGGATCCCCATAGTCTCAAACCGCCGCACCATCTCCCGGATCACAGCTTTCAGCTGCTCCACATCGGGCATGATGATGTAATAGTCATCCATGTAGTGCCCGGCGCAGTGGACACCCACCTGACACTTCAGCCAATTATCCACGGCGCTTGGGAGGGCCACCATCTCCTGCTGGGATGGCTCAACGCCCAGCGGCATCCCCCGGCCCGGTGCAGTGCTGGGGGCGTAATCCACCACAGTATCCGCCACTCGGCGGAGGGCCGGGTCGGGGATCAGCAGCTGGTGCCTCTGGTAAAGAGCCTGGCGGGGTGCGCCTGGGAAGAATGCTTTGAGATCTACGAGGCCCATGGCTCCGGTGCGTCCATACCGGCGATAATGCCAGTGCAGATGCTCCTTCAGCCGTTGGAAATGCCAATGCAACCCTTTATTCCGTTGGCTGGCCCCGTTATCGAAGATCATGCTGGGGTTATACAGCGGGATCAATACCTCGCTGCAGAGGGTCTTGTGGACTTGCCGGTCTGTGATGTGCGGCGCATCGATGGGCCGCACCTTTCCGCGCTCACACAGCGTAAAATGGACGCATTTCCCCGGCTTCCAAGTGCCGGACAGGATCTCCCGCCTGCGGCGGGCAGTCCCTGAAAACAGGTGGTTCTCAAAGTTCTGTACGCTCTGCTTCCAGCGGACGCCATTGCAGCAGCGCCGCCCGTAGAAGAACATCTTCCGGTAGCTGAACACCTGGTCGATGGTTCCCAGGGCAGCACAACGAGCCGCCCGCTTCTCCTGCCGCCTTGCTCGGCGACGCTGGTATCGCGCCTCACGGCGCTCCTCACTGGTCATAAAAAGTATTCGCCCTCCGCATAGTTAAGTTGTAGGTGCGCCTCTAAACTACTTTGGCCCAGCACATGAAACGGGGTCAGCGCAATCGCCCGCCATGCAAGCAGCGTCCGTGCGTGGCCGTCAGAGGGCAGTTTCAGGGGTTTCCCCCTGGGAAGTATCTCTCCTTTTACATCGGTCGTCTTTCACCTTCCGGTTACTCCATTTGACCGTGTACCTGTAAAATCCGGGCAGCAACGCCGCCGAGTAGTAGGCGTTGTTATTGTTGTTGCCGCCGCCGGTGTTGACATTGCAGAAATTGTTATTGTTGTTGTAATTAGGGGAGCGCAGCCACCACCAAACCGCTGAGCGGAATTAACAGAGATACACCCACACAGGTCAGAACTTCTTGATCTGGCCTTTTAGGAGTTCGTTCTCCCGGTCAATCAAGTCGCCTAACCGTTGTGCCATTTTGTCCAACTTCTCCTGTGCCTTCCCGGACTCCACCTGGCGTCCGGTGGAGGTAGTAAAGCACCCCTCCGGGTTCAGGTTCATGATCCGGTAACACTTGGAGAGCCGGGTATCCAGCGCCATGAGGGAGGCCCGCGCCTCCAGGAGGTGGGCCTTGCGGAGGCTCCGCCGCTGATCATCCGAAGGGTAAATGCTGTTCGCCTTCTCCGCATGATCCTCGACCTCTCCGGCCAGCTTTGCGATTGGCTCTGCAACGAGCCGCGCATACCGGGCGGACAGCCTCGTTAAGAAATTGATGGTCTCATCGTAGATTTCGCCTGCGCAGTTCACAAACTCCATCTTGCTGACGCTCCGCTGGGCTTTTAGAACCGACATCCTTTCACCCCCATTCGCTGGGATCCGTCTAAAAGTATAGCATAAAAGCAATGCCGGTCATAGGCCATTTTTCAAAAAATCGCGTCGGCGCTTCGCGCCGACATCTTTTTTGGCGTGGCCCCGGCCAGCTGCTCCTCCCGGAGGGCCGCCCCCTTTCGGGGGCGGGATGTGGTCGGATAGCTCTGCGGAGGATTAGGTAGCAAAGCCGGGCAGCAACGCCGCCGCATAGCTTTTCATGAAGTGCATGGATTTCTCCGGATCGGAGCTGTACGCTTTGAAAAAACGATTCGTATACCCCCAGCGCTGTTCGCTGCCGAGCAGTACC